CGAATGCTGCAACGAGTTTATCCTCGTATATCCACGCGCCTCCGTCTGGCGAGCATGCTCCGATGCCTTCGAAGAGCATCCGTTTTGGCAACTTGTGTAAGCGCTCAAGGCCGGGATACTTCGACTTTAGCTTCTCAAGCACAATCTTAGAAACGCGGCGAATCTGTTTATCAAGCCTATCCGAAGCAGGGCTCGATGCTGTCGATCCTGGTTGAATCCCTGGCTTCATTATTCCCCCCAAGGTGTAAAAAGTGGCAGACTATTTAATCCCGGTCTGCTATCGGTGGTCCACGAACCTATTTATCTAGGATCAAGACATCAGTTCATCAAACGCTTTATCAACATCATTCGTCGGTTGTGCGGAGTACTTGACTGTCTCGGACGAACGACTTTCTGCAGAACCATTGCCGGAAAGTTGTTCATCTAGAATAGCGCCTACTTGCTCGGGGGACAAGCGTTCGAATAGGGAATCGAACTCAGGGATGCGGTCCAGGAGGGCAGGGATGGATTCCGCATCTTCGAGCAGGGGGGATGTGTTTCGACGCATTTTTAGGCTCGTTTGTGGATATGCACCAGGCTTATTGGGCTTGGTGTATGTCAAAGTAATATCCGTTCCCTCATGAGAGTCCGTAATATCACCGTACTCGGGATCAAGAATATAGCCCAAAAGAAGTTCATAAGCCTTCTTTCCGTAACCATAAACCTTGACACCCTCGTCTTCTCGACCGCGGAGAACCACGGGGGAGAAATATCGTTGTCGAACGAAGAGAGACTTAGCAAGGTTCTTGCTGTCTTCGTCGTTGTTAGATGTGCCTTCACGCCATAGCGCAGAGGCAAATTCACAGATGGGACATGCTTCGCCGAAGTTACGCTTCGGACAAAGAACACCGCCTCGATGATCGCCCACATTATAGTGGAACGACATTTCCTTAAGCGGATCCCCATCTTTAGTTGGAACAATACGAATGTCCGTATCGCCCTCGTCCGGCTTGAACCAGACTGACTGAGTTTTATCTCCATTTCCTTCTCCACGAAGGGATGCTAGCTTACGCCGCATCAGTTCCATATCAATACTCATTTCTTTTTCTCCTTGTTTGTGTTAAAGAATACCAAGCTTTCCTTGATATCTGAGTCTATCACGTTTGATGTAGCATATCAAACGTATTCTTGTACTACGTTAGTAAGGGCAACGCAGAACCCAAAATCATCATATTCAGTCTCGTAAATTGCATACGAGATCTTACGGAAAGCATTCCTTGGTTTTTGCTTAAGCAAACCAACCAGTTTCTTGTGAAGCTCCCCATCATTCTCCAACTTTTCCCTGTTTATACACATATAATAACATACATCGCGATCCATGTCAAGCTCAAAAAGCCACTTTTCCTGAAGATTTTTCATATTGAGCAAACCAATGGTTCTAATACGACAAACGTCGAGTGGTTTTGATACCATTCCGATTTCTGGCTCATTATGTTCAAAGAAATTTAAATAGTGAATGGTTGAAAATATCGAATCATTAAGAGTATCATAATATTTCTTAATAGGAACATTTCCTAAATGATTTTCTAAAAGTTCATTACTGACAACAGTGAGAGATTTTAGAAGGCCAGATCGCGCATATTGCTGTAATACACTAAAAACCACCCTATCCATTAGTTTTGGTACTCCTGTTAGAAGCTCAGAATCAGGCTTAACATAAAAAACTTCAATTTGCTTGTTTTTAAGTTGTTGCAGTACACCAAGGGAATAGTTAGAACTCATAGACGAGCCTACGATGAAAACTTGTACTCTATCGGTGATTTCGGCAAAAAACTTTTTTAAGTTTGGAATCTTTTTTTCATATTCTTCGGGCGTATCAAAAACTTGTAATTTGCGTTTATATTTGCTGTGTCTTTCAATTTTACTGTTAAGCAGATAGACTTTATAATTTTTAATCGATTTAAACCTTTCTGCTATGCTGGAGGCTGCATTACCGAGACCAATAATCGAAATCATAGACTCAACTCACTCAATTCAAAGTAGTTCTTGCCGGCCTTCATGGTACTCAAATAACCATCTTCAAAAACAGCTTTAATCTCCATGATAATGTCCCTATCCTCATTATCAAAGTCTATCACAATTTCATCATGAAGTATATGCGAAATATAAGATTTTCTATCTTCAAGCATTTTATCTATTATAACAGCCTTTGATAGAACTCGATCTGCTGTTGTGCTTTGAATAATATAGTTAAGGGCTTTAAAGTCATCAACTTCTATTTGACGATTATACGGAGTTATAATATAATCACCATTGTACCACTTGTCAAGTACGCTATCTTTATCGTAAATCTCGCTTAAAACTGCGTCTTCTCGGGAGTTATATAGCCACCCAAAGAATTCAACCTTTGCCTCATCCCTCGTCAGCGTATTTGCAAACACATTTCTTACATTCCAATCATGAATATCATAATCTGGTTGTTCGTGTCCAGATAGTTCTAAGAAGGTGCGAACTTCGGCGCCATTATAGTCAAGTGCCACAAAAAGGTCGTTATTCGGCTTCAGAAGCTTTCGGAACTCTTTCTTGAGGGTAAGTACCGGGAAAGAGCCAGGATTCGTTGTGAGGCGTCCTGTGACTGTTCCAAAGAGGTTATAATCGATATACTTAAAGTTCTTGGCCAATTCTTGTGCTTTGTGGCGTTCTAGGGTGGAAAGCATCAAATGGCGACATTCGGAAGTGTTCAGATTCAACTTTTTATAGCGTATCTTATATAACAGTTTTTCAACATCGCACAAATGTTGATAATTTGACGGTTTTGACCGCGTTTCAAGAACATGTTCTGTGATGCGGTTTTTAACCTCGCAAAAGCGCTTTAAGAAATCATGAGGAACCAAGTCAAAAATACAATGATCATTTAAGTTGACTTTTGCGATTTTGAAAGTTTTTATATATGCTCGAAGTTTTCTTTCGGTGAGCGCCAACTCTTCAGCATAATCCTGCGGACACACATGCTTAAGTTCACTTCCTAAAGCATATATCCACCCATATTCAACCGCGTCATCTATAATCGAACCGGTGTAACGCCAGGTTCTGGTAAGATCGTCGGGGAAATCCTCAAAATGCAATTTACCATCGGTGTATACACCTATGCATTCAGATTTATCATCAATAGCCTGAAAAAGCATTACTCCCTCTTGTACCCTCTTATTGATCGAATTCGTCTGCCTTGATTAAATCCAATCTCTTCTTAATATAACTCAGAGAACCGTTATAGTCAAACGTTTTATTTATAATTCTTTCAAAAATCTGCAAAGCACGGCGATGGCCAGCACTTTGTCTGAGTTCCTCACAATCACCCATAAGCAACAATTTTTGGTTTTCGGGGAGCGGCGTCTCTTCCTCATAACATCTAATATTGAAATATAATTTCATAAAATATGCATCAGAAAATTCGTCTTCCAAAGATTCCAATGTATATTCTTGAGGCAAAGATTCTTTGACGATAATAGAACCGCCGCATTCTTGAAATTCTGTTATTAAATCCGGCTTTGCTATGTTATACAGCCTCAGCAAATCAGCTTTAAAATTATCATAATAGTTGAAATAAGCTGGTAAATATGTTGCTGTTATGGCCGCATCTGTCGATGACAGGCCATAATTTTCAGCATAATCAAACATGGGAGATTTATGAGGAAAGGACCCTATATCTGCCACCAAACGCCAAGGTATAAATTTATCTACCATGAAACCATATGAGTTACAAGCATTAAGATAAAAATCCCAGTTGTTGCTGTTTATAAAGGTGTCTACTTTTTCTTGATCATTTTTTGGATCAATGTCGGCTATCTCTATCACCAAACCAGACACGGTTATTGGACATCTTTTGCTTTTTATGTAAGCTGGCATTGTAAAAGCATTTTTCTTACCAGTCCTTTGTAGAATTGGAAGCAACTCTTTGATAAACTCTGAAAAGTTTTTTACTTGTATTCCATTTGTGCGGAACGTGGAAGCTAATGCATTAAAATAAACTTCCTTATGTTGGTTGTATAAAACATTTGGATTTTCATAGGCTCTATAAATTTTCAAAGAACTTAAAAATGGATCTGCGGGGTCTATCTTTTTTAACTGCACACATTTATCAAATTGTCTTGCAAGTCCTTCAAAGGCGTCTACAACAAAATTTACAGCCGAGAAGCTTTCTCCTTGTGAGTGGTTTCTGCCAAATTTCTTTAGTTTTATTATTTGGGGGTTATAAACCATGGGAACGAAGTCTCTGTCTACCCTGCCATAAAGGAGTTTTTCAGCAAAATGAAAGTTAACGAGATTATCGTTATTACCCTCGTTGACCAAAACATTATAATTTAATCTTTTGCGATAATAATCTCTTGTTTTCTTTTCTTTGCCGTTTGTATATGTTTCACCCATATATTATTCCTCTTAATTTTCTACGTTAGTTTGACATTTTGTTGGTGATACTGTTTCCCCTTCACTTTCCACCTTTCTGGTTGCGGTGGTACCATCGGGATTTGTCTCTGCAACCCATTGGGCTTCGATATTTGAATCTGCATACCCAGGACCAAAAGAGTGTTCAGAGCGCTTTATCATATAATAGCCGCCTATTCCTAATTTTGTCAAGTCCTTAAGCTCCTCATCATAATCAATCGTGCTAGGTGCGAAGCCTTTTGGATCAACAAAAATATATACACCAGGATACGCTCTTACATTGGCAAATGTTTTTATTTTAGCATCATACACTTCTCTTAATTGTGTTAAGCCTTGATAGCCTTCGGCTTCAAAACGCAATTCTGCTAATCCTGGGGCTTCGGTTTTTGTTAAATTGATTGTCTTTACGATACCACGATCCCTACCAATACTGTAATGATAAATACCGGCGTTTTCATCAGAAAACCTCTCGCCTTGTAATCTTTCCTGGGGCTGGCTGCGAGAAGCATAATATATTAAATAATTTACTTGTCTATTTTTAGCGTCTTTGGGGTATCCTCCTGGGAGTCCCCTATCACCTGATAGGTTTTTCAAAACCGCGCGTCCGGTATAGGTTTTTGGTATTCTATATCGAAGTGATGGAACAGGCGAGTGTGGCGTGGCCGGGGGAACGGTGAGCCCTTGGAGAATAAATTCAGTTGCTTCGTCTACATCAAAACCAACACTTTCTTCTGGAGTTTTATACGATGTAATCACATTCTGACTCAGGAGGACTCTTTGGCGTGCTTGACCACCAAAACAAACATCATTGTTTAAATAATCTTTCAAACATTGATTGAAAAAATCATTTAAAAACTTTGGCAAACTATAATGAGCTTTTTCTTTTTTTTCCATTTTGTCATTAAGCCAACTCAAAAAATACTTCACTGAAACTGGTATATCGCCAAGGTTAATGTTTTTGCTCTCTGATGGTGTGGTTGGTTTCACAATTTCCAGTGGGCCCAAAATTAATCTAAACTTTTGAAACTCTTTTTTATATCTTATAGCTGTGGCTTTTTCGGCTAGCACCGCGTTCTTCCAGGTTTTTGTATCAGATACCGCAACGTTTGGCGTATCACTGTCTGGATCAATATAAGGCACCGGTTCACCCTCTAACTCGCCCAATGTCGTTTCATAAGTTTCAAAGTTGTCTTCAATTTTTCTTAAAATAATATCTACCAGATCAGATACAAAAAAATAAGCAATACGATGTGTCGTGCGTCTTGAAGCTGAGGGGGGCGCAGCACCGGCGCGCGCGGGGCCTATATAATCAAGTCCAGGTGCGCGTATGAACCTGTTGCCCGCCGGAACATTATAGATTGGAGTCGCAGGGACCGGGAGGTCGGCTTCGGCTAGAATTTCCGTTACCAGTGGGTCGTCTTCCTCAAGCTCTGTAATGGTGCGGCCGGTCAGTGGATTATATTCCTCTGCATGATAAGGACCTTGAGTAGTAAATTTATACATTTCTTCGTAAGGAAGATTTAAAACCATTATATTGTCAGTAGTTAAAAGATCATCAAACAAAGAATGGCGCCCTTTGTCTTTTTCGTCGGCAATGGCGTCGGCTTCTGCTTTTTTTAGTTCAGCTATTTCGTCCCCTTTGCAGTCTTCGTTTAATATTTTATATTTAATTTTTCTTCTGATATTGTCTTTGGTTAAAGTGGTG